GTTGCTGGGGCTTCTCCAATGTTTGCAGGAGGAAGTTGTAATATTAGTATAAATGGAAGTGCTAAAGTAACAGGAGGTGGTATACCTCCTGGACCTGGAGGTTCTACGTTTGATTCTATTACATATGGTACCGAAGATGTAGCATCATTTGGTGGATTTGAAGGTTTATATTTTGATGTAACCGTTTTTTAATTATGATAATAAATGATTGGATATCAACATATGAGTTTTTAGGATATGCTCCTAATGACACTTTAGAACAAGAAATATATGATAAAGCAATTGAGGTAGGTACAGGATGGAAAAGAGGCAATCCAATAAATCCAAATGAATATCCTTATTTAAGAAAAATAACCTCTTATTCTCAAGCATTTTTACAACAATATTTTCAAGATAGAGTAGGAAATCCTTAATAAGTTTGGTAATTTAATACTTTGTTATTATATTTATTGGTAACACTGTTATGAAAAAACTGTTATTTATTGCCCCTCATTTATCAACAGGTGGGCTGCCTCAATACCTAACTAAAAAAATAGAATTATTAAAAAATGATTTTGATATCTATTTAGTAGAATGGGTAGATTGCACTGGTGGTGTATTAGTTGTAACTCGTAATAAGGTAACACAACTCGTGGATCCTGAAAAATTTTACACATTAGACGATAATAAACAACGATTAATCGATATTATTAATGATGTCCAACCCGATATCATTCATTTAGAGGAAATACCTGAGTTTTTTATGGATGATTCTATAACAAAACAAATCTACACTCAGGATAGAAACTATAAAATTGTAGAAACATCCCATGATTCTTCTTTTGATACAAATAATAAAAAATTCTTCCCAGATAAATTTATGTTTGTATCTCAGTGGCAAATTAATCAATATAAAGATTTAGATATTCCTAAAGTATTAGTTGAATATCCTATTGAATATGTTGAACGTCCTAATAGAGAGGAAGCATTAAAAGCACTAGGTTTAGACCCTAATAAAAAACATATTTTACATGTTGGTTTATACACATCAAGAAAAAACCAATCAGAATTCTTTGAATATGCTAAATCATTACCTGAATATGAATTTCATAGTTTAGGTAATAGAGCAGATAATTTTAAATGGTACTGGGAACCACTAGCAGAAAATCAACCTTCAAATTTAACATGGTGGAATGAAAGAACAGATGTAGATAAATTCTATCAAGCAATGGATTTGTTTTTATTTACATCTTGCGGTCATGAAAATGATAAAGAAACAATGCCTTTAGTTATTCGTGAAGCTATTTCATATCAAATCCCAACATTAATATATAATCTTCCAGTATACTTAAATTACTTTAATAAATTTTCTAATATAAATTATTTAGAATTTGATAATTTTGAAAATAACAAAAATAAAATTATTGATACTTTATCTCCAAAACAAGATAAAGAAGCATTTATTATTTCAACATTTCCAGTAACTGATGTTGTTATTAATTCTACTTTAGAATGTATTAAAAAAATTAAAGAAAAAGGTTATAAAGTTATTTTAACCTCTCATGCTCCTATCCCCGAACAACTACAAAAAGAAGTTGATTATTGTGTTTATGATAATAATAACATTTTAACTAAACATACATTTTATGCTAATTATTGGTGTTATACTGATTTGTATGATACTTGGGTTGATTTAAGAGGTGAAGGAAATAATAGATACCACGGTCCTACAGTTTATACTAATTATTATAATGGAGCTGTTTTAGCAAATAAATTAGGATTTAATAAAATATATTGTGTTAATTATGATTATCATTTAAAAGACACAACATTGATTAATAACATTTCTAATATTTTAAATTTAAAAAATGCTTATTTTGGAAATTATAATGCTCATGAAGGTCCTTGTTTATATACTTTCTTTTTAGGTGCTAATCCTAAATTTTTAATAGATACTTTACCATTAATAGAAAACGATAAACAATACGATGATTTAATGGTTAAATACGGAGCTGAATCAAATGGTTTAGAAAATATTTTTTATCATATATTTAAAAATTCAAATGTTTTCTTAGAATCAGCTGAAAGTTTTGATAAGTACGTTGAATCTAGTTTTGATTTTGAAGATTTTTCTATGGTAGAATATTATACTATTTTACCTACAAATTTACCTAACCATTTTTGCCCTTGGATTCAAATATCAAATAATAAAGAAAGTAAAACTATTATATACACTGTTAAAAAAAATGGTGTAGAAATTATTAACAGAGATATATTCGTTTATGGTAAATACCAATTTTGGGATATGATTAAATATAATTTAAATGATAATTTTGTAGTTACATTTAAAATATATGATTCCGTTACTAATAACCTTGTCAATACTTATACATTCGAATTAAATAAAGATTATTTTGAAAATAAAATAAAAAATAATGGTTTATTTACATGGAAGGGAGATTTACATTATTTAAATGATCCTAAAGTTAAAGTAATGCATTTAGTTACGGAACCAGAAACTAACCCAAAAGAAATTCGTTCAGTAGAAAATATTAAAAATTTTTGTGAGTGGATGGATATTAAATACGAGCAACGTATAAATAAAATATGGACAGAAATGCCTCCTATAGATACTTGTGCTCGTCCTGATGTTGTTCAAGATAAACCAGGTTATTATAAATTAGCACCAGGACATTATGGATGTTATTTAGCTCATAAAAATGCTATTTGTGCTGAAGATAATACAGAATATGATTATGTTGTAATAATAGAAGGAGATACAATAATCGATAGTAATTTTGTAGAATTATTTGATTCATTAATTAGATTTAATCGATTGTCTCATCAAACAGACATGGATATTATAGGTTTTGGTAATCCTTGGCAAAATAGAAATTTAAATGGTCCTAAAATTGAAGATATTTGGACCGATGTAACACCATTTATCCCTGCTCAATCATATTTAATAACACAAAATAAAATTAATAAAATTAAACATTTATTAGAAAATACACCTTGGGATGCTATTGATTTATGGATGTGTAATGTAGCTAAATTAAGAATAGGTACAGCAGAAAAAATTTATACTAAGCACCTTCCAGGATATAGTATTATAGAACAAACAGTTAAAGACGGAAAAACAGATAATCCCTTAATATTTTTAGAAGAATGAAAATTTGCCAAGTAGATCCAGGTTGTGGTATTCCTATCCCACCACCAGCATGGGGTGCCATAGAAAAAATAGTATGGGAATTTCATAATAATATAAACAAACTAGGCCATACATCACAAATTAATATGGCAGGTTATATTAATCAAGGTGAATATGATATAGTTCATTGTCACGTAGCTAATTTAGCAAACCAATTAGCCGAACAAGGTATACCGTATATCTACCAACTACATGACCATCACGTAGTTCATTATGGTAAAGATTCTCATGTTTACAAAGAAAATTTAAAGGCAATTGAAGGATCTCTTATATCTTTAATGCCTGCTAGGTTTTTAGTTGATTATTTTGAAAGTGATAAATGTGTTTATTTTTCTCACGGAGTAAATACAGACGAATTTTATCCAACTTCTAAAAACAAACCAACAGAACCAAAACTGTTAATGGTTGCAAATAATGGTTTAGGAGGTAATGGTGCTTTTGATAGAAAAGGATTTACTTTTGGATTAGGATTAGCCGCTTTAAATAATTTACCTATTACCATAGCTGGTCCTTCATCTAATAAATATTTTTTTAATGAGCATTTATGGATGTTAAATTATCCTAAACTAAACTTGGTTTTTGACTTACCTAATGGTAAATTACTAGAATTATACCACGAACATGATATATTTGTACATCCAACAATATTAGAAGCAGGACATCCTAATTTAACAATGGTTGAAGCAGCAGCCGCTGGTTTACCTATAATTGCTGATTGGGAACATGCTACTGATTTTCATGGTGCTTGGAGAGCTCCTCGTAATGTGTTTGAAATGGATAGAGGTTTAAAAGATATTTTACAAAATTGGAACACTTACAGGTTAAAAACTATTAATACAGGTAAACAATTAAGTTGGGAAAACAGAACTAAAGATTTATTAGAAATATACAAACAATTTATATGAAAAGAGATACAAGATTAATCAATATTCAAAATAATCCTATGATTATATTTGACACTCCAGAATATATTTCAGATGAAATTATTAAACATAATGATTTTTATGAATATGAAATATTTAACAAATGGAAACAACATTTCCCTATTGAGGGATTATTTTTTGATATTGGATCTAATATTGGAAATCATTGTTTACAATTTATTAATCATGCTCCTAATATAGAAATATTAGCATTTGAACCATATTTAGAAAATTATCTTTTATTAAAACAAAATACTAAATCTTATAATAATATAAAATGTTTTAATATAGGTGTTGGTAGTAGAACTTCTATAGTAGGTTTTAGTGATGGTTGTTATGAAAATAGTGGTGTAGTAAAAGTTGTAAATCAAAGTAATAATACTAATATAGTATTAAAACTAGATGATTTATCAATTGAAAAACCTGTATCTTTTATAAAAATAGATATTGAAGGACATGAATGTGCTGCCTTTGAAGGAATGTTAAATTTACTTAAAAAAGACAAACCTATGATTTGGTTAGAAGATTTTACTGAAAAAGCAGTTCTTTATTTACAATCATTAGGATATCAAATATTAGATTCTGAAGTTGGAAGTAATTATTTAATGATATGAAAGAAGTTTTAATACAAGAATACAACAATTTAGAGCAATTAAATTTGCCTTACAAACAAAACGAAAATCAATTTTTTATTAATTTTGTTCAAGGTGCTAAATGTGAAATAGTAGGTGATGTTCAAAAATCATATATTGTTAAATTTATTGATACTAAATTTGATGAAGTAGTTCATGAAAGTGAAATTACTAATAATATGTGGACTAAAACCTCTATTCAATATTTTGTATGGTGGCGTGTAGAAGTTTATGATAAGGAAACAAATGAATTAGTATTTGAACATAATTTTGATCCTAAAAATAAACGAATATATGTTCATTTAGACTCATCAGCTATTGGAGATACTTTAGCTTGGTTTCCTTATATTGATGAATTTAGAAAAAAACATAATTGTAATGTTGTGTGTTCTACTTTTCATAATAAATGGTTTAAAGATGAATACCCTGAATTAGAATTTGTTGAACCAAGTACAGAAGTATTTGATTTATATGCTATGTATACTATTGGATGGTATTATGATGAAGATAGGAAAGTAGTTAATACTAAAATTCCTATTGAGTTTAAACAACATCCATTAGGTGAAACTTCTACATCTATTTTAGGTTTACTTTATACAGAAATAAAACCAAGAATTGTATTACCTAAAAAACAAAAACAAATTGAAGGAAAATATGTTGTAATAGCTCCTCATGCTTCGGCTCATGCTAAGTATTGGAATCATCCTGGAGGATGGCAAGCAGTAATTGATTACTTAAATAACAAAGGTTATAAAGTAGTAATGATTACAAGTGAAAAATTAGGTGATACTTGGCATGATTCAAAACTTGGAGGAACATTAAAAGGAGTAATTAATAAAACAGGTAATTATCCTATTGAAGATAGAATGATTGATATGAAATATGCTGATGCTTTTATAGGTGTTGGTAGTGGATTATCTTGGTTAGCATGGTCAATAGGCACACCAGTAGTAATGATTTCAGGATTTAGTGAACCTTATACTGAATTTTTAGATTGTGAACGCGTATTTAATTATGATCCTAATGTATGTACAGGATGTTTTAATAAACATTGGCTAAATCCAGGTGATTGGGAATGGTGTCCTGAACATCAAAATACACCAAGACATTTTGAGTGTACAAAAACTATAAAACCTGAGCAAGTAATTGTGTCAATTGATAAAATTTTGAATATTTATCAATAAAATAAATGGCACTAGTATTAAAACAAATATTCACTTCTGGTTCAGATCAAATATCTCAAAATTACACAATTGAGTCATGGCATGTGTCTCAATCTGTAGATGCTTTTACAGGTACAAAAGCATATGATATTACTCTTTCAGGATCATTCACATTAACAGGATCACAACAAGTAACAGGATCAATTTCCGCATCTTTTGGTGCTAATACTGTTGGTTTTTTTGGTACATCATCTTGGTCTGTTACTTCATCACAAGCTATTAGTGCTTCTTCTACTGTAAGTTCTTCTTACTCAATAAGTTCTTCTTATGCTACTAGTGCTTCTTATGCTATAAGTTCTTCTTATGCTACTAGTGCTTCTTATGCAATAAGTTCTTCTAGAGCTGTAAGTTCTTCTTATGCAATAAGTTCTTCGGTAGCTGTAAGTTCTTCCGTAGCTATAAGTTCTTCTATTGCTTTATCATCATCTTATGCTTCTAATGGAGTAACAACATTATCTGTAGGAACATGGTATGATACAACAACTCAAACAGTATCTACAGGTGCTTCTGCATCTATATCTTTAGATACTCCTGTTATTAACGATGGAATTACTGTTGTTGCTAGTTCAAGAATAACAGTAACCAAAACAGGTATTTATAATTTACAGTTTTCTGCCCAAACAGCATCAAACCAAAACGGTACTATTTATATTTGGTTAAGAAAAAATGGAACTAATATACCGTATACTAATACAGGTGTTCACCAACAAAACGGAAACGTAAAAGGAATAGCAGCATGGAATTTTGTAGAAAGTTTAAACGCATCAGACTTTTTAGAACTAATATGGTATTTTGACGGAAACCCAGGCCAAACAGCATCTTTAATAGCAGAACCCCTTTCTCCAAGTAATGGAGGTGTAGCTATACCTTCAGTAATAGTAACAATGACTCAAATAAAATAACATATAAATGGAAAATAAAGTTTTAACACCCGAAGAGTTACAAAAATTAAAAAATACTCAAATCAATAGAAATGCATTGATGAGAGATTTTGGTTACATTGAATATCAAATTCAAGAATTAGAATTGCAAAAAGAAGGTCTTATTGAAGCTCTTGCTAAAATAAAATCTGATGAAATACAAATAGCTAAAGAATTACAAGAAAAATATGGTGAAGGAGCGGTAGATATTGATAAAGGAGAATTCATAAAATCCAATTAATTTTTGAACCCCCTTGCCATATTTATTATAGAATAAAATCAATATAATTTTAGAAACATGGCAGAAACATTAATATCTCCTGGCGTATTAGCAAGAGAAAACGACCAATCCTTTATTACGCAGCAACCCATTACCGTAGGTGCTGCTATTATCGGCCCTACAGTTAAAGGTCCTGTAGAAGTTCCCACTGTTGTTACATCATATAGTGATTATGAAAATAAATTTGGTGCTGGATTTTTAAGCGGTAGCCAAGTTTATACTTATTTCACATCAATCGCTGCTTACAATTACTTCGCAAACGGTGGCGAAACTTTATTAGTAGCTAGGGTAACTACAGGTTCATTTACAGAAGCCACTACAGTAACAGGTCTAACTGGTTCTAATGGTGTTGTAAACTCAACTCCTTTAACAACTGCTTCAATTACTCTTAGTACTACTAATTTAATTCCTTTTGTTAACCCAACAGGTTCATTTATAGTAAATGGTGTTACTATTGCTGTAACAGGTAGTCCAGCCCCTGCTAATACTGCTACTACAATATTTGTAGCTTCAGGATCAAATTCATCAGGTTCAATTGCTAATATTGTTACTGCATTTAATACTAGTGCTTCTGTTGCTCCTTACAGTGCTTCCTTACAATATATTACAGCAAGTGTTTCAGGATCAAATGCAGGTATATTCCTTAATTCAACCTCTGGTGTTTCTGGAGTTGCAGCTAATTCTTATTATGTAACATCTGGTAGTACTACAACTTTCTTTAGTGGTGGTACAAATACTCCTGCTTTAGTATTAGCAACTTTATCTGAAGGTGCTTTAATGAACGATACAGGTAGTGAAGATATTAGTGGTTCATTAGCTTCAGGTTCTTCTGATAACATTAGATGGCAAATTGCTAATAGTGATACTGCACAAGGTACTTTTTCATTAATTATTCGTCAAGGTAATGATAATACTGATAATCCAATTGTATTAGAAACTTGGACTAACTTATCAATGGATCCAACATTACCAAACTTTATTACTAAAGTAATTGGTGATCAAAAGAAAAATTATAACTCAGCAATAAATCAAATTGAAGTATCAGGATCTGTTCCTAACTTCTCAAGATACGTAAGAGTTAAATCAGTAGCTACTCCTACTCCATTATATTTCGATAATACAGGTAATGCAAAAGCTCAATATACAGCTTCAATTCCTGTAAATGATAGTGGTTCATTTGCAAACGCAACTGGTGATTTATATGTAGCAAGTTATGCAGGTGGAACAGGAGCAGCTTATTATGAAAATATTACTTCTGTAAATAACATTCAAGGTTTAAATACAGGTAGTTATAATAACATGATTGCTTTATTATCAAACCAAGATGATTACAGATTTAATGTTTTAATCACTCCTGGATTGTTTAACTCAATTCACCCAACTCAAACAACTAATATTATTAACAACACTCAAAACAGAGGTGATAATATTTTTGTACTTGATTTAGTACCATATAACGTTACATTAATTTCTTCAGTAGCTGCTCAAGCAAATTCAAGAAATACTTCATATGCTGCTTCATACTGGCCTTGGGTTCAAACCCCAGATCCATACGGAGCATTAGTATGGGTACCTGCATCAACTATGGTAGCTGGTGTTTACGCTTACAACGATAGCGTATCAGAACCTTGGTTTGCACCTGCTGGTATTAATAGAGGTGGTTTGTCAACAGTAGTAAGAGCCGCTCAAAAATTATCACAAACTCAAAGAGATAACTTGTATGTTAATAAAGTAAACCCAATTGCAACATTCCCAGGTACTGGAGTTGTAGTATACGGTCAGAAAACATTACAAACTAAAGCTAGTGCTTTGGATCGTGTAAATGTTCGTCGTTTATTAATTGCTGTTAAGTCTTATATTTCTCAAATTGCAAATAACTTAGTATTTGAACAAAATACTATCGCAACAAGAAATGCATTCTTAGCTCAAGTTAATCCTTACTTAACATCAGTTCAACAACGTCAAGGTTTGTATGCTTTCAAAGTAATTATGGATGATAGTAACAACACTCCTGACGTAATCGACAGAAACCAATTAGTAGGTCAGATTTATCTTCAACCAACTAAGACTGCTGAATTCATTTACTTGAACTTTAATGTCTTACCAACTGGAGTTACTTTCCCTGCATAATTTTTTAAAAACGGAATATTTATAACAAAAGAAATAAAATAAAAACATGGCAATCTTAGATCCAAACGAAATATTTTTTACCGCCTTTGAACCCAAAGTACAGAATAGATTTATTCTTTATGTAGATGGAATCCCTTCATATTTAATCAAAGCGGTAAGTGCGATAGAATTGACTCAAGAAGAAATTACATTGAATCACATTAACGTTTACCGTAAAGTAAAAGGTAAATCAAAATGGGGTGATATTACAATGACTTTATTCGATCCAATTACGCCATCAGGTGCTCAAGCTACAATGGAATGGGTTCGTTTACATCACGAATCAGTAACAGGTAGAGATGGTTATTCTGATTTCTATAAAAAAGATTTAACAATCGATATTTTAGGTCCTGTAGGTGATATCGTTTCTGAGTGGGTAATTAAAGGTGCATTTATTAAAACTGCTAACTTTGGTGAATATAACTGGGATAACGATGCAGCAGCACAAAACCTTACAATTACTGTAGGTATGGATTACTGTGTATTGAATTTCTAATTAAAAATAAAATTAAAAAGAGCTCGCAATTTTTGCGAGCTTTTTTGTTTTTCATATATTTATATATGACAATAAAGTTATAACCAAACAGATTATGGAAGAAAATAAATTTAAATTCCCGACCGAAACCGTGGAATTACCATCAAAAGGTTTAGTCTATTCCTCATCCTCCCCCTTATCAAAAGGTACTGTAGAGATGAAATATATGACAGCAAAAGAAGAAGATATTTTAACAAATCAGGCATACATCAAAAAAGGTGTTGTGTTTGATAAATTATTAAAATCACTTGTTGTTACTGAAGGTATTGAATTAGATGATTTAATTGTGGGTGATAAAAATGCCCTTTTAGTTGCTGCTCGTATTTTAGGTTATGGTGGAGATTATAAATTTTCATTATATGGAACAGATTACAATGTTGATTTAACTACTCTTGAAAATAAATTTTTTGGTGATGAAAATTTTGAAAAAGGTAAAAATGAATTTAAATTTGTTTTACCAAATTCTAAAATAGAAATTTCTTTTAAATTATTAGATGGTAAAGCAGAAAAAGCAATTGATGCTGAATTAGAAGGTTTAAGAAAAATCAATAAAGACTTATCCCCAGAATTAAGTACAAGATTAAAACATTTAATTTTATCTGTTGACGGTAACTATGAACAAAAAGTTGTACGTGAATTCGTAGATAATTATCTATTAGCAAAAGACTCTAGAGCGTTGCGTGATCATATTAAAAATTTTCAACCCGACGTAAATATGACTATAAACCATAAGGATGAAGACGGCTTTGAGGAGGAAGTCACCATCCCCGTTACTCTTAACTTTTTTTGGCCTGAATCCTAATTCAGTAGCAGAAGAAAGAATGGCTCTTTTTACTCAATTACATGAAATATGTTTTTGGGGACAGGGAGGATATGATTTCGAAACAGTTTATAATTTACCTTTATGGTTGAGAAATTTCATTTTTAGTAAAATGAAAAAACATTACGACAAAGAAAACAGTAGTGACCAAGATGCTGCTGTACAAAAGTCAATAGCTAATTTAAAAGCAGGCGCTCAACCAAAACAAAAAGTATTATATAAAACAGAGGCATCAAAAAAATGATGCCTCTTAATATTTATAACATATAATATTCTATAATGACCGAGAAAGACAAAGACAAACAATTATCAGAATTAAAAAAACAAATTAATGCTCTTAATAATGAGATAAAATCATTAGGGGGAGATGCTTATAAAAATTTAGATAAAATATTTGATGGCTTTAACGGAGACATAAAAGAAGCTCAGAAATTTTTAAAACAATTATCAAACGAAGCAAGTGATTTAAAAAATGTTTTTGGTAATATATCTACTACTTTAAGAAATGTAGTAAAAGATTTACAAGGAGCAACAGATCCTGCTAAAATAATAACTAATTCTTTTAGTAAATTAGAAGGAATTTCAAATAAATTACTTTATCATAGAAAAGAAGAAGATGTTTTAACAGTAAAACAATTAAAAGCTACTTCTAGACAAGTAGAATTAGAATATGAAAAATTAAAACTTCAAAGAGATGAACTTAAGTTATTAGTAGACTCAGGAAAAGCTACAGATAAACAAAAAACAGTATATAAAGAAGTAAACCAAGCTTTAAGAGATAATAAATCATATTTAAAAGACCTTTTAAAGGAAACTGAAAAAACTTTACAAACCGAAAAAGAAATCCAAAAAACTTTAGGTATTACTGGGGCTTTATTTAAAGGTATTCAAGGAACTTTACAAAAAATAGGAATTGAAAGTGAACACTTTGAGGACATGAATAAAAACCTCAGAGAAGCAGCTAAATCAGGAAACGCTTTTAAAGTTTTAGGAACAGGTATTAAAGAAATATTTAAGGGAATAGGCTCAGCATTAAAAGATCCGGTAGTTATAATGGGTCTTTTAACAACAGCTTTTAGTAAATTATATACTACATTTACTGCTTTTTCTCAAGCAGGTGTTGATTTAGCTAGAAATTTTGGTATAGCTAGAAAAGAAGGAGATCAACTTCAAAAACAATTTTTAGATATATCTTCTTCTAGTGAAAGTTTATCTGCTACTGTTCCTAATATAAGTGAAGCTTTTATAGATTTAAATAATGTAACAGGAACTTTTGCTAATCTTTCATCAGAAACATTAACTACATATACTGATTTAACTAAAGCTTTAGGAGTTAGTAAAGAAACAGCTGGTACTTTTTATAAATTATCTTTAGTAACTGGAAAGTCTTTTAAAAAGACAACTGAGGAAATACTTGGTCAAACAAAATATCAAAAAGAACAACTTGGTACTTCTTTAAGTGAAAAAACAATTATGGAGGGTATTGCTAAGTCAACAGCTGCCCAAAGATTATCATTAAGAGGAGGTACAGAAGAATTAATACAATCAGTTATTCAAGCTAAAAAGTTAGGTGTAGAAATAAGCCAACTTGAAGGAATTGCTGATAATTTATTAAATATAGAATCCTCTATTGCCGCTGAACAATCAGCAGAATTAATAACTGGTAGAGAATTAAATTTAGAAGCAGCTCGTTATTATGCTAATACTAACCAAACAGAAAAATTAGCCGCTGTATTATCTAAAGATATAGGAACGGCTGCTCAGTTCCAAAAAATGAGCAGAATTGAAGCTGAAACTTTAGCAGCAGCTTATGGTTTATCTCGTGACCAACTTGCAGAAATGTTGGAAAACAAAGAAATGCAAGATAAACTTGATAAAGTAGGAGTAAGAAGTGAAGAAGAATTAGCTCAAAAGTTTGCAAATAGAAAACTTACATTAGAACAAATCCAAAAATTAGGTGGTAAAGAATTAAAAGATAAAGCATTAAATCTTTCATTTCAAGAAAAACTTAATAATTTAATGGATAAATTTAAGGCTGCTTTTGTTACTGAATTAGCTCCTTATTTTGAAAAATTTGCTGATAGATTTGATAATTTTATTAAAGGTGGTGGATTAAAAAAATTCATCGATGGAGTTAAAACATTAGCTTCAGGTATAGGAAAAGCCATAGAAATTTTAACAAGTAAAACTGTTTTAACAATTTTACGTGGACTTGTTGGGTTAAAAGCTTTAACTTCAGTTAAAAATTTAGTATTTGGCCAACCAGGATCATCAGCTATGAGTCCAATGTATACTAAAGAAGTTGGTTTTGGTGGCGGTGGTGGATCATCTGGAGGTGGTGGAATGCTTTCTGGATTAACAGATAGATTAAGTCAATATGCTCCTGGATCTTATAAAGAATTTACTAAAAGTGGTGCTTATACTTTAAATGGTAAAGCATATAGTAAATCTGGTACATTACTTAAAGGCGCAGCTTCAGATGCTGTATTTAGTGCTAAAAGAATGGCGGCTCCAGTAGGTAGAGGTACTAGTTTAATGAGAGGTTTTGGTAAATTTGGAGCATCTAAATTAGGTAAATTTGCTGGGGGTCCTGGTGGATTAATAGCTGGTTTAGCAATAGATCCTTTAACCAGTATGATATCAGATAAATTTAAAGGTCCAAACGGAGAAGCTACTACAGCTTCAGATGCTACTGATGTTATTGGTGGTACTGCTAGTGGTGCTCTTACAGGTGCTGCTATTGGTAGTGTAATTCCTGTAGTAGGTACAGCAATTGGTGGTATTATAGGAGGTGCTATTGGTCTTATAAGTGGATTATCAGATATTGATAAAAGAAAAAGCGAAGAAGCAGTAGCTAGAAAACAATTAAAAGATGCTGTTGCAAATAATAATAATGTATCTAAAGCAAAATCCACCACTTCTTTAGTATCTAAATATCAAAGTTTTGGATCACCATCTACGTCAATGCAAGGAGATGGAGTTGAAAAAACAAATTCATTATTAGAAGGTATATATAATGCTGTGTCTACATCTAAACCTATTATGATGAATGGTAACCAAGTTGGTGTAGGTGTAGGATTTGATAACTATCAAATGCAATAATTTAATTTAACAATATTTATAACAAAAATACTATGGCACTTTTAGATTTATTAAAAACTCAAGGATCATTACTAACTGATTTAGATGGTAAAAATCCAAAACCATATAATGGAACTTCTAATTATAAACAAGATTTAACTTTGTCTCAATTAGATTTAGATGGTAAAAACCCCAAACCATATGATCAGATGTCTGCTTTAAAATCTAGAGTAGGATCTTCATTTTATGATTTAGAAAAAAACCCTCAACCATATGATGGAGCTTCTAATTTTAGACAAGATTTAACTTTGTCTCAATTAGATTTAGATGGTAAAACACCAAGTAAATATTTAGATAATCCTCCCAAATAAAAATAATGAGTTTAGTAAAACTCTTAGCTGATATAAATTCCTTTTATAAGGATTATCCTTATGCCAATAAGTATAAGGCAAGTGCTCAAAATCCTGGGCCTAATGTATCCTTTTTACCATACGCTGTTAATACTGGATTTTTACAAAAAAGTTTAAATTTTGGAACACCTCCACAATATGATAGACCAGGAGCAGGTATTAGTGAACAACCTTATTTTAAAGTAGATACTAAAAAGGTATTTGATTTACCTATGGAAGACATAGGTCAAACAGGAGGTCCTGATTTTTATATTAGAGGTGGATTCTTATTACCTAAATCTATTGAAGAAGATGAAATTAGATTATCTAACTTCTTTAAAACAACTAAAGGTCAATTATGGGTAGGACAACAAAACGTTTTAGCTAAATCATCCCCAGTATATTTACCTAATAACATTTATCCAAAAAATATTTATACACCTGCTTCTACGTTAGCTCAAGCCGCTGGTAATCCTTTTGGTTTACATGTTAATAAAATGGGTATAAATCCTTTTGCTGCTCAAGGATTAATAAATGAAAATTCATATTTAAATTTAACCCAAACCGAATATAATACTGTTCCTACTAATAGGTTAACTATTTTATATAATACTAAAATAGGAAAAATTTATTATGGTAGTGATTCAAAAATTGTTAATCCTGAAATAGCTAAACAATTTGGTATAAAAAATGATGATTTTGTTATTATAAATAGTACTTTAGGTTTAAATGATAGAAAAAGGGATGTAAATACAACAACGGAAAATAGGTTTTTTACCCAAAAAAATAAAATAAATAATGGTAATTTATATTTTAGTTCTTTTACATCTGTTACTTTAAATAACACTACCTCTTCTATTAAATCAGGAGACACAGGATTTAGTGCTATTAATGATTTTAGATTAGATGTTCCTCAAACTACTGCTTTTAAGAGTTTTTTAGCTAAAAGTAATTATATTGAATATAATCTTCAACGCACTTTTGGAATTTCAGACCCTGGTATTAGGGAAAAAAATGTAACTAACGAAAACACAGGTTCAGCTGCAACAGATACAGTTGATAAAATTAATGCTAAATCAATATATAATAGCAATCAAGTTGAAACAACAACAGCTAATTCTGATTTAATTCCTTTTTATTTTCAAGTAGTAAATAATAATGTTCCTTCATTATATGATTTTATTCATTTTAGAGCATATATAGAAAATTTAGGAGATAATTTTCAATCAAACTGGAATTCATTTACATATTCTGGAAGAGGAGAAAACTTTTATGTTTTTAATAATTTTACAAGAAATTTAACTTTAAGTTTTAAAGTAGCCGTTGAAAGCCAACCCGAATTAAAACCATTATATAGTAAATTAAATTATTTAGCATCACTTACAGCACCAGATTATTCATCAGCCGGGTATATGCGAGGAAATTTTATTAAATTAACAATAGGAGATTATTTATCTGCTGTTCCTGGTTTTATGACTAATTTAACTTATACTATATCTAATAATACTCCTTGGAATACAGGAAGATACAATGACCCAAATAGTGGTGCAAAATATGGAACAAGAGATTTAGATTCTCCAATAGTACCTTTAGTTGTAGAAGTTCAATTGTCATTTGTTCCTGTTCATAATTTCTTACCAAGAAAATCAGATAATTTTGTTACTTCAGTAGATGCTAATGGTAGTATAGCAACCAATGGAAAAGTTACAAGTCCGTTTATTAGTTTAGGTCAAGATAACGAAGGATATGAAACTAAAATTATTAATGGAGGATTATAAAAATGAAAAGATATTCTAAAATATTACAACAACCTACTAATGATCAAACATTAATATCATATTATAAAAATCCCTTATATTTATCTATTCCTATTAATACTAATGACATATATGTTATTACTACATCTGGAGACAGATTAGATTTATTATCTACTAGATTTTATAATTCCTCACAATATTATTGGATAATAGCTATAGCAAATCCAAACAAAACAAACCCAGGTTCATTATTTATAGCTCCTGGTACTCAGATTAGAATTCCTTCTAATCTTAATAATATACTATCTAATTTTCAAGCAGTCAATAGTTAATACAAGTTATGGCTAATAATGATTCTAAAGCATTTTCATATCCACCATTTGATCCATCTGTTATAGATCAAATTGAGTTAAGACAACTTTATTTAGGAAACAATCCTAGATTAAACTCTCGTTCAGATGTTCAACAATGGAAATTTAATAATTCATCTTGGATACGTTTGGCTTCTTCTATTAATTTAGATATTACTCAAAATTCAAAAGGAGAAGTTACTGGAGCAGGTAATACTTTAATAAAAAAGATATTTCCTAATATTACTAATCCTTTAGAATATACTGGAGATAAATTAGCTAAAAACTTTATTCTTTTTGGAGGTGTTTCTAAAGCTGTTAATGAAAATATAGATCAAAAAGATATTTTAACATCTAATTTACGTTCATTAAATAGTGATTATTTTATAAATGTTAATCCCGATGGAGATTTAATTAATGATTTTACCTATGGATTTGGAGGTTTAACCCAAGGCATTAGACCAATGCCCGGAATAAAATCAGTTAATATAACTTATCTTAACCGAGGTACTAATGCTAAGGCCGAAATAGAAATTATAGCATTTACTAGAGAACAATTAGCAATTATTGAAGCCCTTTATTTACACCCAGGATATAATTTGTTACTAGAATGGGGACATTCACTTTATCCATCTAATTCAAACAAAGCTATTATTCAAGCAAATTTTAATGATACTTCTGCTTTTACAAAATTATTTTCTGGTAAACAATTTAATGTAGGAACTATGGCTAAAATAATCCATAATGATTCTTTAGCCCGTTCTGGAAATTATGAAGGTATGTTTGGCCCAGTATCAAATTTTAATTATAAATTTAATCCTGATGGAACTTACAGCATAACAATATATATGCAATCTGTTGGTTTATTAGCTGAATCTTTAAAATTAAACACATCCTCATCTAATGCCAAATACCAACCAGGAGTATCAGCCGTTATAGCAGAATTACAAGCTAGATTAGAAAAAGAAAAAGCAGCATTAGATAAATTAGAAGCTGAAACTCGAGCCGAAGCCGCTGAAACTTTAGCATATGAAAATAGTACTAAAGCTGCTGTAGATTATGCTGAAAGTAATACATCAGATAATACTGCTCAACTAACAGTAACATACGTTGGTCCCAATGGAGTACCAATCAAAACAACAACCGCTAATGCTAACCGTTTGTCTCGTATTGATGAAGCCACAGCAATTGTTACATCAACAGAAGCAGAACTTAAGTTAAAACTAGCTGGTGCAACACCAACCCCAGATAATTTAACTGGTGCTTTAAGATTTGCTAATATATTAAATTATTGGTTAGATAATGAAAGTAAAACTATGGATAATTATAAACAAGATAATGATCCTGGTCAATCTACATATGATTTATTATATTCTGATAGAGGTTTATATAGAAAAGGTTTTTTAACTAGTACAAAAAATCAAAAACAAGAAGTTAATAGTAAAGATAAAAGTGTAACAACTATTAATCAACCCGGTACAGAAACCTATATTAGATTAGGAACTTTATTACAATTTATTAGTAATAATTTACTAATGTATAATGATGATAAAACCGCTATTTTTGAAATTGACTATGAAACAACTAACAATGTTTGTACTAGACATAGATATTCAATGTCTAGTGACCCTACTATATGTGTAGTAGAAAACCCAGACATAGTTTTAGGAACTCTTTCAAATGGAAAGGATTCAACTCCTGAAAACGTATTAACTACAGAATTTCCCTTTAAAAAATCTGATTTTTTAGGGAATACTATGAATATTTTTGTAAATATAAATTTTGCTTCTGTAGCTGCTGTGCAATATACAGATGTTGATGGAAATATTTCATTATTTGATTATTTAAAACACTTAATGAATGGAATAAAAGCGGCTTTAGGATATATTAATGATTGGGAAGTATCTTACGATTCTTTAAGAAATAAAATAACTATAAAAGAATTAGCTTATGTAAAATCTGGTGATGCTAGAGTTGCAGAAAACCCAGCTCAATTTAATATATATGGTTTTAATCCTAAAGGTGATGGACAAGAAGGTAGTTTTGTTGAAAATGTAGAATTTAATGTTACTTTAGATTCTAAATTCCAAGCAAATGCTGTAGTAAATGCTTCTTCTGGAGGAGGAGATGTTTTAGGAGAAGATACAACAGCATTAGCTACTTATAATAAAGGATTAATAGATAGAACATTTAAAAATAAATACTCACAAAATCTTTTAGGTCTTACTAAAGAACAAAAAGAACCTAATTCTTTTAACCAAGAAGAATATCAAAAATTAAATGAATTAGCTATAGCTTTTTATGGCCCAACCCAAAGTATAGATACTGAAAAAATAGGAGAATTTGGAAATGTTTTAACAACAGTAGGAAAATATCTTATTTCATATCAAGTAAAAGAAGGAAAAAGAACTCCAAAAAATGTTATTCCTTTTGATTTAGGTTTAACTATTATGGGGTTAGGAGGTATTAAATTATACGAAAGATATACAGCCGATGATAAAGTATTACCTCCAAATTTTGCAAATTTAGATTTTATTGTAAAAGCAGTAAGTCATGTTATTAGTGATAATAAATGGACTACTAAGATTCAAAGTTTAGCAGTTGCTTCTTCTCGTACAGCTAATTTTGTTGATGACACAAAATACAATAAAATAATATCAGCTATTATTAGCAATAACAACTCAGGTGATGTTTGGACCGGAAATGAACCTCAATTTAGAGACAGATCTACCGTTAAATCTATTATTTTACACGTAACTGATGGTGCCCCAACTTCCACAGCTCAACAAACAGTAGATTGGGTTGGAGGTCCTACTTTAGCAAATACTCTTAAAAATAAGGGATTCGATTGGTGGAACAAATCAGGCATACATTATGCTGTTGATAGGTCTGGTGGAACAGCTTCTGGTGTACCTGAATTAAAAATATCAGTTCATGGTGATAATTGGAATGAATGGGGTGTTGGTATTGAAGTAGTAGGAGCATTTAGTGCTATTAATGTTAATGGAGCAACAGGTAATAGTAAAACTTTTCCTACAGTAAAAATAAATGAGGTTATTGATTTAGGATTCAAATATAATGGAACCCAATACACTCAAGAATTTACAGATAGACAAATTCAATCTTTAGAATCATTAATTAATGATATCATTTCCCGTTATCCTGATATAAAAAAGGGTATTAATGGAAGTTTATGGAAAAAAGTATTTGGTCTTCCTGGAGGTAAACCAACTTCTGGATCAAATGTAAAAAGCCAACCTGCTAAAAATTATTCTCAGTATGGAATATTTGCTCATGCTACTGGTGGAGGAACTCACGTTGATATTCAACCTACACCAAAAATAATTGAAATGTTAAAACGTTTAGGATACACAGAATAAAAACCATGTATTACCCAAAAAATAAAATAAAGACTAATCTTTATACTAATGGAAATGAATTAGTATACCGTAACTCATTAGCAGGTTATACTGGCTTTTATTATAAAACTTATGACGGAAAATATTTTAGTGGAAAAAGTAATGATGATATAACTAGTGAAGAATTAATTAGTATTGTTTCACTTATTAATTCAAGTGTTGAATACCAAACCAACCCTGATTTAGATAATGTTAATACTACTTTAATTACTATTGGTTATAATGAAATGAATCTTCCTCGTTTATCTGAATTACCTAAATTTACATATAGTCAACCTACCCAAAACGATTATGAAAAAGGTAGATTTGAAAGATATTTTGTAAAAAAATCAAATGAACCTATATTCATTGAAATAGATAAATTACAATTTGAAAGATTTTCAAGTAAAGATTCTCAATATGCTTGGCAATTTTACATTCCATTTAATATGACTTGGTTGATTGCTGGAGATAAGGTTAAAGAAACTAATTTTAGAATAGCATCACAAGTTCAATCCGATAATAAAGTATATGGTTTTATTAAATATTTGGAACTAACAGGAGGATTTGATAAATTTTACCCTAAAGTTGGACATATGAATTCGGGTTCGTATATTAATAGAGCAAATCAAGGTTATGTTTTGGATAATAGAGACAGAAGAGGCAATAGAGTATTTGACTCACAAAACGATAGTGGAAGCATTCGTAGAGATAATTCCACACCACGATAACATACACCCTGCTTTAAATGACGTGTCTTTAGTGTATATAAGACCGTTTAACGACACAAAAGGTTATATGTTATGCGTTGACCATAGTGAGACTTCCTCGCTTAATAAAACGGTTATAGACGCGTTACTACAAAAAATAGATAAAGTGTGGGTGCGCGATAAAAAATCCGCATTGTATTATTTTCCTATTAAAAGCTTGTGCGACCTATCCATTCTTAATCCTACGTATATACAAACCGAAACACAAGCACATAATTACTTTTATTCTCACCATACGGATTATCCAAAGGTTAATAAACTTGTACCAATAAGCAAACACTACGAAAAATGCGAACATATTTATCAACAAGTTCGTAGTGTAATACCAAAGGAATTACCACCATATTTTGATTTTTACAACAATAAGGCAGTACTAGCATTCTTTGGAATAGAAAAAAACGGATTAAAAATAGACAAATATGAATTTGATAAACACTATGAACTCAACAATGAATTTTATTCAATCCAAGGCGATCGAATTTACACAAGCTACAATTTGGCTACAACAACACGTAGACCAAGTAATTCTTTTAATGGCGTTAATTTCGCAGCAATAAACAAAGATAATGGCGCAAGGAGGAGTTACATATCGAGTCATGGGTACGTTGAGTTCGATATTAGTGCATACCATCCTACTATTGTCGGTCGTTTACTTGCCTATGATTTTGGCGTTCCAGATGTCCATCAGGCGTTCGCAGATCTCTACCAAACGAGCTATAAAGAAGCAAAAGAAATCACGTTTAAGCAATTATACGGAGGCGTTTTTAAAGAGTATGAGCACCTTGAATTTTTTCAACAAGTAAAACAATTTGTGACAATAAATTGGGAGGCGTTTAATAACTCCGGTCAAGTTATTGTGCCGATTTCAGGTTATTGTTTTAAAAAGAGCGAGCTGGAAAATATGAATCCACAAAAATTGTTTAACTATATGTTGCAGAATGTGGAGTCCGCAATGAATGTTCATATATTGATGGACATACATAAGCTATTACGAGGGCGCAAAACAAAAATTGTATTATATACGTACGATTCGTTTTTGTTTGAGCTAGGTGAGGGTGAAAATGATATAGAAAATGAGATAAAACAAATATTTGATAAATACAGGTTACAAACAAAAACAAGTTATGGAAAAACATACGATTTTACAGAAGAATGACTATATGTATGACGGATACGATTTCGATTCGACAAACATAAAAGACGTGAACAATAAGTTATTTTGTACATTTACAGGACTAGAGGATTTAGATGCACTGATTAATGCTTTGACTAAGTCTTATTCAATTATGTATAATAAGATGTTTGTACTTTATGTTAAAAGTACAGACGAGTATGTTGTTACATACAACGTAGAGCAAGGCAATGTTGAGGGTATTCCTCAAAATACAATCTTAGTACATAGAAAGAAAGAAACTAATACGCTTTATACTATTAATGCGTTAAATGATCTAATAAAAAAATTAAACGGTGGTGTGGTTGATCCATCTTACCGTGTAAATTGGCAACATTATAAAAACTGTATCTTGTTAACCAACCATAATGAGTTGAAACAATTGAATACAAAAGTTTTTAAAATTGTTGAACTGTAAAAAACCGATTTGGAAATCTAAATTTTCTTTCGTACATTCATGACATATGAATAATAAGAAAACAATCGACGAAAACAAAACATTATCTTTAGAAACGACAGTATATGTAGGAGTTCCATATCGTGAACTTTACAAAATAGACAATTTTCCATCTCTTTCTAATACTAAAAATATAGTATTTAATTGCTACGATGTTAATAGTCCGGATAAGTGTAAAGCATACCCAGAAATGGTAGAAATGTTAAAAAACAAACAATTTGAATTAATTCTAGATAAAATATATCAAAATGAAGCATCTCTTTATAAAAGCGATCCTTTATATTTTCAAGGAATAAAATTTATTGGTGATTTTTCTACTCCTATAAAAACAGCATGTGCTCAAGTATCCGGAGAAGCAATGTTATATATTGTAGATTCATTAGATAAATTTTCTGGTAAATTTCAAGATGAAAGTGGTTGGGGTGTAGAAGATTGGAAAACACTTTAATATTAAAAATAATAAAAACCCTTTAAAAAAGGGCTCAACTCAACTTGGTTATACAATACCTCGTTCTTATATTTCTAACATTAAACTAATAAAATAAAATCATGGATATTAATGCTATCAAACAACGACTAAACGCTTTACAGTCGACGAACAACACAGGCAAGAAAGAAAAAATCGATTACTCAAAAGTTTACTGGAAGCCAAAAGAAGAAGGAAAGTACCAAATTCGTATTGTACCTTCAAAATTGGACCCTCAAAATCCTTTCAAAGAGGTTTTTGTACATTATGTAATTTCTAAATTCCCTATTTTTGCTCTAACTAACTGGGGTGAAAAAGATCCTGTTGTAGAATTTGTTTCTCAACTCCGTAAAACCAACGACAAAGAAAACTGGCAGCTAGCTAAGAAAATTGAACCTAAAATGAGGGTTTATGCTCCTGTTATTGTACGTGGTGAAGAAGAAAAAGGTGTACGCCTTTGGGAATTTGGTAAAGAAATTTACATGCAACTTTTAGGTATTGCTGAAGATGAAGATTATGGTGATTACACTGACATCAACGAAGGTCGTGACTTTACTGTTGATGTAGTTAAAGGTGATATTGGTGGTCGCCAAGGTCTTAAATCATCAATCAGAATTAAACCTAAAACTACAGCTTTGAGTGCAGATGCTTCTCAAATCGGTAAATTCCTTACAGATCAACCAGACATTTTGGAACTTCAACGTAAGAGAACTTATGATGATTTGAAAGAAGTATTGCAAAATTGGTTGTCACCTGAAGAACCAGAAGAAGGTTCAATCATCGATGATGAGAATGAAGTAGAAGCAGAATTAGAAGCAGCTCCTGTTAAAAATTATGCTTTGAAAACACCTCAAACTACAAAAGCAAGCAAAGCAGAAAAATTTGATGCCTTGTTTGACGAAGATGAAGACAACGATCTACCTTTCTAATTAAATTAAATTTATGGCAAAAACTAAGAAAAGCGAATCGCTAACGGCTGCAGTCTCCGCAGAAATTAAATCTAATTTCAATTTAGATAAATTTAAGGAGAAGAAATTACTTAATGGTAACGTTAAGTTTAAAGAACAGAAGTGGATTCCCCTTAGTCCTGCATTTCAAGAAGTAACAAGTGTGCCTGGTATTCCTACTGGGCACATTGTTCTACTTCGTGGACATAGTGATACAGGAAAAACAACAGCGTTGATTGAAGCAGCAGTTGCTGCTCAAAAAGCAGGTGTATTACCCGTGTTTATTATTACTGAGATGAAATGGAATTGGGAACACGCAGTTCAAATGGGAATGCAAGTAAACACTGAAGTAGATGAAGAAACTGGTGAGGTTGGAAATTATAGTGGATTTTTCCTTTATGTAGATAGGGAAACTTTACACACAATTGAAGATGTAGCAGCATTTATTTTAGATTTGCTTGATGAACAGAAAAAAGGTAATCTACCTTATGATTTATTGTTCTTGTGGGATTCAATCGGCTCAGTTCCTTGTGAATTGTCTGTTAAATCAAACAAAAATAATAATGAATGGAATGCTGGTGCTATGAGTACACAGTTTGGTAACAATGTAAACCAAAAAATTACATTATCACGTAAAGAAAGTTCACCATACACTAATACATTGGTATGTGTTAATAAGGTTTGGACAGCAAAAGCTGAAGTACCTATGGGACAACCTAAGTTGATGAACAAAGGTGGATTTGCTATGTGGTTTGATGCTACGTTTGTAATTACATTCGGTAACGTTTCAAATGCTGGTACCAGTAAAATCAAAGCCATTAAAGATGGTAAACAAGTTGAATTTGCTAAACGTACAAATATTCAAATTGATAAAAACCACATTAATGGTGTTACAACTCGAGGTAAAATTATTATGACCCCACACGGTTTTATTAATGATACTGATAAAGAAATTAAAGCATACAAAGATGATCATGCTTCAGAATGGAGTAAGATTTTGGGTGGTATGGATTTCGATATTTACGAGGAAGAAGATGTGTTGGAAAGCTCAATGAATATTTTTGAACAAGAACCTGATTAATTAGGAGACGTCAAAGAAATTTATTACATTCCAGCACATATGAATAAGAACGAACTATTAAACCTCCTAAACCAAATGGACCAACAAGAAGAAGGTTCTGCCAGTCCACATGAACGGGTACTATTAATTGATGGACTAAATTTGTTTTTTAGGAACTTTGCAATGATGAACCTTGTAAATGAGCAAGGAGTTCACATTGGTGGTTTAGGGGGTTTTATTCGTTCTCTTAATGCTTTAATTAACCAAATTCAACCAACATCTGTTTATGTAGTATTTGATGGAACAGGTTCATCAGTAAACAGAAAAAATTTATTACCTGAATACAAATCAGGCCGTAATTTAGTTCGTATCACAAACTGGGATACTTTTGATTCATTAGAAGATGAACATGATTCTAAAGTTGACCAAATAGTAAGATTAATTCATTATCTAAAATGTCTACCAGTTAAAACACTGAGTTTAGATAAAGTAGAGGCCGATGATATTATTGCTTACTTAAGTGATATTTTACCTAAAAAACATAATTCTCAAGTATTCATAGTATCTAACGATAAAGACTTTGTTCAATTAGTAAACGAAAATGTTATACTTTATCGTCCTGGAGAAAAAGAATTTTATACTAAAAAATTAGTTAAAGAAAATTTTGGTGTATTGACTGAGAATTTTATTCTGTATAAAACATTATTGGGTGACCAATCAGATAAAGTAGCAGGTGTTAAAGGGTTGGGTGAAAAAGGGTTACTTAAAAAATTCCCTGAATTAGCAGAACGTCCACTTACGTTTCAAGATATTATTGAAATAAGTGCTGCTAAACATAAGGAACATGTCGTATATTCAAGAGTAGTATTTGATATGGAGAGATTAGAAAACAACTATCGTATTATGGACCTAAGTAATCCACTAATGGATGATGTAGAGAAAGAATATTTAGAAAATGTTGTAGAAGAATCAACTCCAGCTTTGAATACTGAAGCTTTTTTACGATTTTATCATGAAGATGGATTAGGTCATATGATCAAAAATCCTGAATTTACAATCAACAATGTTTACAAAATATTAAATAGTTTTACAAAATAAGTTATATGACATTAAACAATCTAAACGCCTATGGCGTCGGTTTTCAAATCAAAGTTTTATCCTCTTTGCTAACACACAAGGAATTTCTCTTGAATATTCAAGATGTGTTAAGTGAAGAATATTTTGATAATCAAGCACATAAGTGGATTATCAAAGAAATTCTAAAATATTACCAAAAATACCACACTTGTCCTACTATGGATGTTCTTAAAGTAGAACTTAAAAAGATCGACAATGAAGTATTACAAGTATCTATCAAAGAACAACTCCGTGAAGCTTATAAAGCATCAGACGAGGATCTTAAGTATGTAGAAGAAGAGTTTAGTAATTTTTGTAAGAACCAGCAGCTTAAAAAAGCGTTGTTAACAAGCGTAGATTTCCTAAACGCAGGAGACTATGATTCAATTAGAACAATTGTTGATAACGCACTTAAAGCGGGTCAAGACAAAAATATTGGACACGAGTACAACAAAGATACCGAATCTCGTTACAGACAAGATCATAGAGTAGTAGTTCCTACACCATTTGAACCATTTAATGAATTGTTACAAGGTGGATTAGGTGATGGTGACTTCGGATTGATTTTTGGTAGCCCAGGTGGTGGTAAATCTTGGTCATTAGTTGCTTTAGGTGGTTATGCTGTTAAATTAGGTTATAATGTTTTACACTATACACTTGAATTAGGAGCAGATTATGTTGGTAGACGTTATGATGCCTTCTTTACCAGTATTCCTGTAGGTAATATTATTAAACATAAAGATAAGGTTGAAGAAGTTATTACTCAGTTACAAGGTCAACTTATTATTAAAGAATTTCCTACAGGAAAAGCAACGATTTCTACAATTGAATCGCATGTTAAAAAATGCATTGACTTAGATTTTAAACCTGATTTGATTATTATCGATTATGTTGACCTTCTTCGTTCTAAAAGAAAGAATGGTGAGCGTAAAGACGAAATAGATGATATTTATATTAGTACTAAAGGACTTGCTAGAGAATTAAAACTACCTATTTGGTCAGTGTCTCAAGTAAACCGAGCTGGTGCAAAAGATGATATTATTGAAGGTGATAAAGCTGCAGGTAGCTATGATAAAATGATGGTTACCGATGTTGCTATATCCTTATCAAGGAAACGTCAAGATAAAGTAAATGGGACAGGAAGATTTCACATTATGAAAAATCGATACGGAATGGACGGTATGACCTATTCTGTCAAAGTAGATACTTCAACAGGACACTTTGAGGTATCATCCCAAATGGAAGACGATGACGATACCCCTACAACACCTCAATCATCAACTTTTGGAGGCATCGATTCTGTAGATAAAGCCCTTATTAAACAAAAATTTTTCGAACTAACTAATTAATTTATTAAAAAACAAATGTTAACCACAGAATCACAAATTTTGTCTGAAATTACTACCCATCTTAAGTATGCGAAATTCGCACCTGAAAAAAACAGGAGAGAAACGTGGTACGAGCTAGTAACTCGAAACAAGGAAATGCACTTAAAAAAGTTTCCTCAATTGGCTGAAGAAATTGAAGCCGCGTATAAGTATGTTTATGACAAAAAGGTATTACCATCAATGCGTTCAATGCAATTTGCAGGTAAACCTATTGAAATAAACAATGCTCGTATTTTTAACTGTTCTTACTTACCAATTGATGATTTCAGAGCATTCTCAGAAATTATGTTCTTGTTATTATCAGGTTGTGGAGTAGGATATTCTGTTCAAACTCACCATGTTGAACAACTACCCGAAATTAGAAAACCTTTGAAACAAAAGCGTTATCTAGTAGGTGATTCTATTGAAGGATGGGCTGATGCCGTTCGTATGTTAACTAAAGCATATTTCGGACAAACATCAACCGCTCCTCTATTTGACTTTAGAGACATCAGAGCTAAAGGTGCCTCATTGATTACTGTTGGTGGTAAAGCACCCGGTCCTGAACCATTGAAAATTGCTTTAATTCATATGCAAGCGATTTTGGACCGTAAAAATGATGGTGAAAAATTAACAACATTGGAATGTCACGACATTATTTGTCACTTAGCTGATGCTGTATTATCAGGTGGTATTCGTAGAGCAGCGTTAATTGCTTTGTTTAATCTTCATGATGAGGATATGTTGACTTGTAAATTTGGTAGCTGGTGGGAAGATAATCCACAACGTGGCCGTGCTAATAACTCAGCAGTATTACTTCGTAATATGATTGATAAAGAAACATTTATGAATTTGTGGGGTAAAATTGAGGCATCTAATAGTGGTGAACCTGGATTTTTATTTACAAATGATAAAGATGCTGGAACTAATCCTTGTGCTGAAATTAATTTGAAAGCTAATCAATTCTGTAACTTGTGTGAAATTAACGCTATTGATATTGAAACGCAAGAGGAATATAATGCAAGAGCTAAAGCAGCAGCATTTATTGGTACTTTACAAGCTTCATATACTGATTTCCATTACTTGAGAGATGTTTGGAGAAAAACAACTGAAAAAGAAGCATTGTTAGGTATTGGAATGACAGGTATCGCTTCAGGAGCTGTATTAAAATTAAATATGAAAGAAGCAGCTAAAGTAGCTTGTGAAGAAAACGAACGTGTTGCTAAAGTATTAGGTATTAATAAAGCAGCTCGTGTTACTACAGTTAAACCTTCAGGTACT